GTGCTGTACGTCGAAAACTATATCCGCGTTGATTATGACGGCGACGGCATCGCGGAGCTGCGCAAAATCTGCACGGCGGGCGACGGCAACAAGATACTGAACAACGAGCCGATTGACATGGCCCCCTTCGCCACGTTCTGCCCAGACCCAGAGCCGCACGATTTCTTCGGCATCAGCGTCGCGGACACCGTCATGGACATCCAGCGGATCAAGTCTGTCATCATGCGTAACACGCTGGACAGCTTGGCCATGTCCATACACCCCCGCGTGGCTGTCACAGAGGGCATGGTTAATCTCGACGACGTTATGAACACAGAGGTCGGCAGCATCATCCGCCAGCGCCAAGCCGGTCAGGTGCAGCCGCTGTCGATGCCGTTTGTTGGCCGCGAGGCGTTCCCCGTTCTGCAATATATGGATCAGGTCAAAGAGGCCCGTACAGGCATCTCAAAGGCGTCTCAGGGGCTAGACGCCAACGTGTTGCAGTCTACCACTGCCAGCGCCGTTGCAGCGACTGTGAGCGCCGCTCAGCAACACATCGAGCTGATCGCGCGCGTCTTTGCAGAGACCGGCATGAAAGACTTGTTCAAGATCGTGCTGCACTTGATCACGACGCATCAGGACGCGCCTCGCATGGTTCGCCTGCGCAATGAGTTCGTGCCGATTGACCCGCGTGTGTGGAATAGCAACATGGATGTGTCGATCAACGTCGCGCTTGGCCGTGGCACAGACGCCGAGCGTATGATGATGCTGCGCCAGATCGGCGAGATGCAGAAGGACGCGATGAAGACTATGGGGCCACAGAACCCGCTGACCGACATCACGAAGCTCAGCAACACGCTGAAGGCGATGACAGAGCTGGCCGGTTTCAAGGATACGTCGCAGTTCTGGAGCAACCCCGCAGAGTTTACGCCGCCTCCGAAGCAAGAAAAGCCGGACGTGAACGAGATGCTGATACAAGTGCAGATCCAGCAGATCCAAGCGGACATCCAGAAGAAGGCCGCGCAGTTGCAGCTTGACCGCGAGAAAATGCAGATGGATGACGACCGCAAGCGTGACGAGCTGGAGGCGGAGCTGTTTGTGAAGGCCGAAGAGATGAAGGCCAAATATGGCGGACAGTTGAACGTGGAGCAGATCAGATCCGAGCTGGCGATCAACCGCGAAGTTCTGAAGGCGCAGGCGGACGTAATCAAGGAGGCTGCGCGTGAAGACTAAGCAGCAGGTCATTGATGACGGCAAGCAGGCGCAGCGACTTTTAGACGATACCGATCTGAAGCGATTTCTCGCTGAGATCGAGCAGGATTGCTGGCGCGAGTTCAAAGCGACTGGCGTTGGCGATGCGGACAACCGAGAGGCTGTCTACATGAAACTGCGCGGGGTTGAGCTGGTTCAGCAATCCCTGCGTGCAATGGCGGACAACGCGACTATTGAAATGAAACAGAAATAGCCGCATAATAAAGGAGATTGACGCAAAATGTCAGATACTAACACCCCGCAAGGGATTGGCCTGACCGACGCGCAAAATGCAATCAGTGCTATGTTTGCACCCCAAGAGGATAATGCAGAGGCAACTGATGCGCTAGAGACTGAAGCTGAAACTGAAAATCAGGATCAAGCTGACGTCGAAATGGCTGACGAAGAGATCGACAATTCACCCGTCGAAGGATCTGAAGTCGAGCTTGATGAAGAGGACGACGCCGACAGCTCTGGCGATCAATCCTTCGACATACTATCCGCCACGGTGGAAGTAGACGGCGAAGAGATTACGGTCGAAGACCTGAAAAGCGGACATCTAAGGCATCGAGACTACACCCGTAAGACGCAGGAGCTGGCTGAGATGCGCAAGTCGTATGCAGCAGAAGCCGAAGCAATCGAGCGGGAGCGTGCGCAATACGCTCAACTACTGCCAGCATTAAGCCAGCAGATTGAGCAATCGGTGCAAGACGAGCCTGATTGGGACACACTGTATGACACAGACCCCACGATGGCAGCGAAAGCGGAGCGACAGTGGCGAAAGCAGCAAGAGCAGAAGAGCGCTCAGATGCAAGCCGTTCAAGCCGAGCAGGCCCGCCTGCGTGATCTTCAGCAGAAGAAAATGCAGCAAATGGAACAGCAGTATCTGGAAGAGCAAAGAACCGCTCTGCCTGATCTGATCCCAGAGTGGCGCGACCAGAAGGTTGCATCGACAGAAGCTGGGCAAATTCGTGATTTCCTTCTTACAGAGGGTTTTAACGAAGATGACGTTCAAGGGCTGAAAAACGCGACATTGGTCAAACTGGCGAGGAAAGCCATGCTTTACGACAGAGGCGAAACGCGTGCTAACGAGGCGAAAGTGAAGCCTAAGAAGCCGCGCAGCAAAACTCTAAAAGCAGGTTCTCGCGGTTCAGCGCCAAAGCCGAAGACTGCCGCGCAGGAAGCGCAACAGCGCCTACAGAAGTCTGGCCGCGTGCAAGATGCAGCGGCTGCAATTAAAGCCTTGCTATAATGGAGAAGAAATATGGCAATAGTAGCAAACACCTTTACGTCATTTGACGCCAAAGGTATCCGCGAGGACCTCGCAAATGTAATTGCGAATATCTCGCCCGACGAGGTGCCTCTGCAAAGTAATGTTGGCTCAGAAAGCGTTTCAAACACGTTTTTCGAGTGGCAAACTGACTCGCTTGCGGCTGTCGATAAGACAGCGGTAATTGATGGCGACGACGTAACGTCATTTGATAGCACAGCCGCAACGGTTCGTATTGGTAACTATACGCACATTTCACGTCGTACATTGATTGTTGCAGACAACTTGAATGCACAAGATTTGGCCGGAAGAAATGACGAAAAAGCATACCAGATGGCTAAGCGCGGACGCGAGTTACGCCGAGACATTGAGGCAGTCTTAACTGACAATAACGCTCGGGCAGCAGGGAACTCATCTACAGCTCGCGAGACTGCTGGCTTGGGTGCGTGGATTGCGACCAACACCAACAAAGCTGGTGACGGTACAGACCCAACTGCCAACGACGGCTCAGACGCTCGTAACGACGGCACGCAGCGCGATTTGACCGAAGCAATGGTCAAGGACGTGATGCAGCAGGCGTTTACGTCTGGCGGCAACCCATCAATCCTGATGGTTGGCCCACACAACAAAACCGTTGTGTCAGGCTTTGCCGGTATTGCTGCTCAGCGTTACATGGCTCCAAGTGACAGCCCGACCACAATTATCGGTGCTGCTGACGTGTATATGTCAGATTTTGGTACACTTCAGGTTGTGCCAAACCGCTTCCAGCGTGAGCGTGACGCGTGGTTGCTCGACCCAGAATATGCATCAGTATGCTATCTGCGTCCGATCAACTCAGTGGATCTCGCCAAAAATGGTGACGCTGACAAAGCCATGATGCTTGCAGAGTATGGCTTGAAAGTGTCAAACGAAGCGGCGCATGGCGGCGTGTTCGATCTGAACGTAGCATAAGATTGGCGGGGCGGCGTTTAGGCGTCGCCCCACTATCACAGGAGGCAGCATGAAAAGATTATTCAGCCGCGACGTAGACACGGGTATCACCAAATACTGGCACGTCACCGGCAAGGGCGAATATGTGGTGGAAACTGTACAAGACACCCAGCATATCGCGGAAAGCAACAAGCGAGCTTATAATAACGTTGACGGCAAGTTTGGCGACATGCCGAAGGTGGCGTCGATCCCGCTTTCAGTGTATTATCAGCTCAAGAGCCAAGGCATTGTGGATGACCCTAAGCGTCTGAAGAAATGGCTGAACGACAGAGATAACCGCGTTTTTCGGACACGAGCCGGAACGCTTTAAGGATAGCAGATGGCACTGACAACATATGCGGAGCTTAAAACGAGCGTGGCGGACTTCTTAAACCGCACCGATTTGACGAGCGCCATTCCGACATTTATTTCGCTCGCCGAGGCTGATTTCAACCGCAAGATACGGCACTGGCGTATGGAAAAGCGCTCGACCGCTGAGATGAGCGCGCAGTACACAGCCCCGCCTGCAGATTTCTTGGAGCCGATCAGGCTCAGCATGTTAAGCGGCAATACCAGCCGCTTGGAGCCAATCAGCCAGTCGCAGATGATGGAGCAGCGCCAGCTTGGACAAAACACCAGCGGCACGCCGCGTTTTTACGCGATCACCGACGGATCGATAGAGGTGTATCCAAATCCAAACTCTGACGACTTAACCGTGGAAATGGTTTACTATGGTAAGCCGACCGCGTTAAGCGACAGCAACGCCACTAATTGGCTTTTGACTTATTACCCCGATGCGTATTTATATGGCGCATTGGTTCACAGCGCGCCTTACCTTGCAGACGATAGCCGCATACAGGTTTGGGCGTCATTGCTGAACAACGCCATTAGTGGTATAAATTCAGACAGTGAAAGCGCAAAATATGGCGGCGTTGGATTAAAGATGAAAGCTAGGAGTTACTAAATGGCAACGTTAAACGATAGGGTACTAGATAACGGCTTGACCGTTTTGGATTCCGAAGCAAATAGAGTTGATATTTGCTCTGCCGAGCCAACTACATACGCCGCTGCAACAAGCACGCTGACGCTTGGCAATGAAACCAGCATAAGCATATCAGCCCCTGCCGATGCCTCGCCAAACGGGCGCAAGGTTACGCTGTCGGCTATCACTGGTGCATCTGTGACTGCTACCGGCACGGCAACGCACTATGCGATTACTGATACTGGCAACAGCCGTTTGCTTGCTACTGGCGCATTATCATCATCACAGGCTGTGACTTCTGGAAACACATTTTCTCTGACAGCATCAGATATTCGCATTCCAGATCCAGCATAAGGGGCTGACCAATGGCAGTTCTTAAAAATCGGGCAAAGATGTCCACCAGCACCACAGGTACTGGAACCATTACGCTGGGCAGTGCAGAAAGCGGCTATCAGAGCTTTGCCGATGCTGGCGTGGCAGATCAGGATTTTGTGCGTTACGTCATAGAAGACACGGGCGGTGCGTTTGAAATAGGCGTTGGATTATACACCGCTTCTGGCACAACGCTTTCGCGTATTGTGAGCGAGAGCAGCAATTCAGATGCTGCGATTAACCTTAGCGGGTCTGCGACTGTGTTTGTCGGAGCGGCTGCGGAAGACCTTTCGCGGCTGTTTGTTTTGACTGCCGACACGACTGATGCCACGGCAACTGTTTTAACGACTAACGGATCAACCCCGTATTCGTCCAATCAGATTTCTGCAAAATCCGATACTTGCGTGACATTCGACGGCACGATCACTGCAATGCAGAACGGGGCGCAATCATACGCATCGTGGAAGATTGAAGGGTTATTGGTGAATGACGGTGGC